CAGATGGTAACTTGCTACTTAAATTCTTTTACGGAGATATTCTAGAAGAGTTGGTATTAAACGTAGCGGAAGATGCAGGGCATACAGTAGAGAAGAAGCAAGAGAGAGTTGTTTATGACGTAGGTAATGGCTGGATTGTACGTGGACGTATTGATGCTGTAATTGATGGTGTGATGGTTGACGTTAAAAGCACCACCAAGTTTGGTATTGAGAAGTTTAAAAACAATCTTGTAGATGACCCATTTGGATATTACCAACAACTTAACGGATATGCTTCTGCTCTTAATTATGATAGTGCTGGTTTTCTTACTATACAAAAAGAATTAGGGCACGTAGCCTACTTCCCTATTAGTGTAGACAAGAGTATGTTTCAGATGCAAGCTGCTAGCGCAGTGGATGCTGTCACATCAGACCTTACTAGTATTCCACGACTTGACCCTGTACCAGCTAGTAAGACCAGTAAGAATAAGAAGCTATGCACTACTTGTTCCTATTGTAATTTCAAGAAGGATTGTTTCCCTGAGATGCGTACATTTATGTACTCAAACGGCCCTGAGTTTTTAGTTGATGTTGTAGACCTACCTAGAGTAATGGAGATTACATGATTTATAATTCACGTTCATTCTTAAATAAAAATAAAGGCATGGCAGCTATTGAGATTAGTCTTGATAGTAGCACTACCTATATAGAATCATACGTAACTATTAGTGACTGTAACAAAACTGTTACTATAGACCTGTGTAGCAGTAGTAAAGAGAAGTTTAAGAATAATCTTGCTAAGTTAAGTAAACTTATCAATGAACTAACGTCACTGGAAACAAAGTTTAAAGAAGTAGAGTCAACACTAGACTTTAAAAACAGCAGGTTCTAAATGAAAATATTAGTAATACCAGATTGCCAAGTAAAGGAGGGTGTTCCACTGGAGCACCTGTCATGGGCAGGTAAGGCTATCTGTGAATACCGCCCTGATGTTGTAGTAAACATTGGGGACTTCGCAGATATGCCTAGCCTATCTACACACGATATTAAGGGTAGTAAATACTTTGAAGGCTTACGCTATAAGAAGGATGTTGATGTAGTTAAGGGTGCTATGCAGCTTATGCTAAAACCTCTACGTGAACTACAGATTAAGCAGAAGCTGAACAAAGATAAGGTGTACAAGCCACGAATGGTTATGCTTATGGGCAACCATGAGAATCGTATATCTCGTGCTATTAATAACAACCCTACACTAGAGGGTTTAATTTCAACAAAGGATTTAGGATATGAAAACGATTGGGAAGTGCATGAGTTTCTTAGACCTGTGTTCATTAATGGTGTTGGCTTCAATCATTACTGGCCTGTTGGTGCTATGGGTAGGCCCGCCAGTAGTAGCGGTGCTATTCTCAGTAAGTTGCATATGTCTTGTATTGCAGGTCATCAGCAAGGTAAACAAGTAGCCTACGGTAAACGTGCAGATGGTAAACCAATCTGTGCTATAATCGCAGGTAGTTACTATTTACATGACGAGAGTTATATGGATCAACTTTCCAATAAACATTGGCGAGGGTTACTAGTAATGAACGAAGTGGAAGACGGTCACTTTGATGAGATGTTCCTAAGCATCGAGTACTTGGGAAGAAAATATAATGAACTATAATGATAAGCTATTTGCAGTTAAGCAGTTTGTAGAAGAGAACTTTGATGACCCTGTAGAGTTGACGATAACATTGGGCCTGTTTATTGAAGACTTTATTAATCTATTACCAGACGTACTAGTAGCTAACTACAATAAGTTTTATATTACAGATGACAACACAGAAGAAGACACAATTGAAGAAGACGAAATCCACTATCGACTTGGAGATGAGTGGGAAGAAGCGTAAACAAGAGGTGCTTAATGTAGAGCAGAACAAAGATTGGCAAAGAGACTTAACTGATTACCAAAAGGAGGTAGAAGATGCATATCGAACTGAATGATGAGATGATTGAATCCATTGTAGTAGGCGAACTCAAGTGGGCATTTGAAAATAGTTTTACCAGTATTACATTAGAAGGGCACGGTGATGATGCTGAATACAATCTAAAATTACGTGGAGCACTACAAGAATGTCTTCTATATTTTATGCCACAGAAGGAAGCAGTTGCATACATCAAAGAAGTAGAAGAGAAGAATGCATGACCAAAGAACGAGAAGCACTGAAGCTGGCGCTGGAGTACATTGAAACAAATGCACATGAGCGTAGGCATGTTCGATGGGCAATTAAAGAAGCCTTGGCACAGCCAGAGCAGGTTAGTGAGTACGAGTGCCGCAAACTGCTTTACGGCTTCATGCTGGACTGCAACGCTGTTGGCCTTGAACAAGCTGGAAAAAACTTGCACCGAAGCATGAAGGAGAAGAACACATGATAGCCGATAGAGAATGTTGGGAGCGAGGTTGCGCTTGCCATGATACATGGAATAAAGGTGTTGAGGTAGTAGAGAAGCGCCCGTGGGTAGGGCTTACTGACAAGCAAATGGTGGATGCAATAGAGCCGATATACCAAAACCGAGCAGTCGCTGAGATGGCTGTAAACGTTGGGATTGCTGACTTCCGCGTTATCGAAGCCAAACTAAAAGCCGTAAACGGCTTTCACTCAACGGAGAAGAACAATGGCTAGTTGGCTAATAGCAATGATAGGTGTGGTATACTTAGTAGTTGCAGTTAACTTACTATTAACAGGGAAAGCAGGGTTGGGAATTGCATTTATTGGTTACGCAATAGGTAATGTTGGTTTATATATGGAGGCAATAAAATGATTAGTGAAATTGATATTAATGATATGAAAGCACTGTATGACCTACCTCTACGTTCTTATTTCAAACTATCTCCTACGGAATATGCACAAGTGCCGCCAGATAGTCTTAGACTTACACAAAACGATGTGTTCAAGTATATGGGTGTTGACGGAATGTACAGTAAGTGTTATGATAGTTTGGGTAACCTTCACCACTTTGCAGCTTGGACTAAGGTAGTCCCTTGGGTTATGGATGAAAAATGATGGTGACTGGACAGATGGTCGCTATCGTAGTTTTATTACTAGTACTCTAAGGGGTGGTGTGCGTAGGTGGCCTCCTAAGTGGAAGTGTTTAAAAGCAGCAGAACTAGGTAGGAAGATCAATAAGAAGACAGGAAAACTTGCTATGCACTACACTTGTGCAGTGTGTACTAAAGAATATGTGGCTAAAGACGTACAAGTAGACCACATTGAACCTGTTGTAGACCCCGTAGCTGGCTTCATATCTTGGGATGTGTACATAGATAGAATGTTCTGTGATAGTAAGAACTTGCAAGTACTGTGTAAGGACTGTCATCAACTTAAGACTAAGGATGAAAAAGGTGCATCAAAACGAAGAGGAAGCGTGGCTACACCACACACTAAAAGAATTCGAGTACGTAGTAAACTCACATAAATACGGCCCTATATTCTACGGAATGCTTAGTAAAGATACTAAGATGATATTAAACAATGCTTACGAGTTAGAAAGAAGGGATATTATATGCAAATTGCTTTTAGACTGATGACAGGTATGGCTATCGGTCTTGAGTTTACTCCAGTTACAGGTGTGTATTTGCACTTATATCTAGGTATTGTAGAGGTTGTATTTTTTAATGAAGACGAAATAGAGGAGAATGAATAATATGGATAGTTACCAAACATTTATTGCTAAGAGCCGTTACTGCCGTTTCCTTGACGATAAGAAACGCCGTGAACACTGGCCTGAAAGTGTAGATCGTTATATGAGTTTTATGAATACACAACTCATTAAGAAGCATGGCTATGCCATCCCTACTGAACTGTATTCAGAACTGCACCAAGCAATATTGACGCTAGAAGTTATGCCTTCTATGAGGGCTGTAATGACTGCTGGTGAGGCGCTAGAGCGTGATAACACTGCTGGCTACAATTGTAGCTACCTAGCTGTAGATGATGTTAAATCCTTTGACGAAGCCATGTACATTCTATTGTGCGGTACTGGTGTAGGCTTTAGTGTTGAAAGTAAATATGTTAACAAACTGCCAGATGTACCTGCTAAGATGTTCAATAGCGACACTACTATCTCTGTGTCTGATAGTAAAGCAGGTTGGGCTAAAGCGTTACGACAAGTAATTGCTCTACTCTATTCTGGTGAGATTCCTAAATGGGATGTCTCTAAGGTACGCCCCGCTGGTGCACGACTTAAAACATTCGGTGGTCGTGCTAGTGGCCCTAAACCACTACAAGACTTGTTTGAGTTTGTTACTAATAAGTTTAAGGGTGCGGCTGGACGTAAACTAAATAGTTTAGAGTGCCATGACATTATGTGTAAAATTGGGGACGTAGTAGTTGTTGGTGGTGTACGCCGCAGTGCTATGATTAGTTTAAGTGATTTGTCTGACGATAGGATGCGACATGCTAAAGCTGGTAACTGGTGGGAACGTGAAGGACAACGTGCTCTTGCAAACAATAGTGCGGCATATAATGAACGACCGACAGTTGGGGAGTTTATGTCAGAGTGGTTGGCTTTGTATCAATCTTTCAGTGGAGAACGAGGAATCTTTTCACGCCAAGCAGCTAAATCTACAGTTGCAAAGATCGGACGGCGAGATAGCAGTTATGAGTTTGGAACTAACCCATGTAGCGAAATCATACTACGGCCAAATCAATTCTGTAATCTTACGGAAGTTGTCGCCCGAGACAATGAGACTGAAGATAGTTTGGAAAGGAAAGTGCGTCTTGCCTCTGTCCTTGGAACTTACCAGTCTTGTCTCACAGATTTCCCCTACCTCAGAAAAATCTGGCAAAAAAACACCGAAGAAGAGCGTCTATTGGGAGTCTCCATCACCGGTATTCTCGACTGCCCCTTACTTAACAACATCAACGATGAAAACTTGCATAGTCGATTGGAGCGATTAAAGAACATTGCAGTTGTTACTAATAAGGAGTTTGCTGATGCATTGGGGATACAACAGTCAACAGCAATCACTTGCGTTAAACCTTCTGGTACTGTTTCTCAGCTTGTTGATAGTGCCTCTGGTATTCATGCTAGGCATAGTCAGTTTTATATTCGTAGGGTGCGTAACGATACTAAAGACCCTCTTACAGCGTTTCTACAAGATCAAGGAGTACCTAGTGAGCCGTGTGTAATGAAGCCCCTAGATACAACTATCTTTAGCTATCCAACTAAAGCACCAGATGGTTGTATTACACGAGATGAACTAGATAGCTTTACACACTTGAAGTTGTGGCTTATGTATCAGCGCCATTGGTGCGAACATAAACCATCAGTTACAGTGTATGTTAAAGAGGCTGACTGGCCCGCTGTAGGTGCTTGGGTATGGGAACACTTTGACGAGATTAGTGGCATTAGTTTCCTCCCTTGGGATGGTGGTTCATACCGTCAGGCCCCATATGAAGAGATTGATGAAGCTACCTACTTGAAGTTGAAAGCAGAGATGCCTAAGACTATTGATTGGGAATCGTTCATTGAGAATGACGATAATGTTGAAGGCGCACAGATGTTAGCGTGTGTTGCTGGTGTCTGTGAAATCTGATGCAATACTAATAACAGAAGCACTAGAGGGGAGTGAGGATGCTTACTCCCTTCTTACTGCTCGATATTGGCAACGTATCTTCCGCTTATTGCGGAGGAGGGTTAACGACAGTGCATTAGCAGAAGAGCTTACACAAGAGACATTCCTAGCAGCATACAGGCATTTAAAGAGCTTCAGAGGCGATAGTTTGTTCTACACATGGTTATGTACCATTGCAATAAATAAAGCCTCTAAGACCCCTCTACGTAGCCTTAAAACCGAAATAGAGTTGCACACTACAATAAGTCCTGAGACATTGTTGGAGACTAAGCAAACGATGGACATGGTTCTTAAGGTTTGGGGTACACTACCCCGTAAGCAACAAAGAGCCTTATACTTACGAGAGTATGAGAGTATGCGTTATTACGACATAGGGGTTGCACTAAGATGTAAAGAGGGGTATGCTAAGAAACTTGTGTATCTAGCTAAACGTACAATCAGGAAGGAAGTAGATGATAAACGATGACAGCTATCATATGATGGCAGCATTACGTAGGTACTTGAAGATAAGTGTTTACGAAACGGATAACACCATTGAGGTAGTGTTGAAATTTAAAACAGAAGATGGTAAACTACATCAACTTTGTAACAGCTTTGTGGAGAAACAGAAATGAAACTAACCGTACTTAAAGAACATGACGATGGTAGTGCAGATGTTCAACTAGACAACATTGACCCTAGTGTAATGACCCTCATCATTCAAACTGGATTCATTAAGTTGCTAACAGATGCTCTAGACCTAGCTGAGAAAGAGAAACGTATGCCAGCACTGTTTAAGAAAACTGAGTGATGAATGAAGATGTGATGCGTAA